TGTTGAATATTCAACAGTTTTTTAATAAAGTTGTTGACTATTCAACAAAAGCGCGGTATATTAGAATCAAATAGCTATGAAAAAAGAACTTCTTAGAGTGGGCATCTGGAATAAAACGGTAAAAGTATCTCTTGACCGTCTGAAAACCATTGCCAAAAACTTTAGTAATGAGGCGGGTAAAACTATAGATGGTTATAGGGTTCCGATGTTTTTAGGGCACCCTGACGATCCTAGCACCGCACCTGCAAAAGGCTGGTTGTCTAAAGTCTGGGTAAAAGGCCAATCTCTTTTTGGCGAATTTATGGACATAACAGAAGAAGCTACAGCGGAAATTGAAAAAAAAATATTCAGGGACGTTTCGGTAGGATTCGCACAAAACAAACTGATGCATGTTGCTTTAACAAACAATCCGGCGGTGTCTAATCTAGGTGATTTTTTTGCGAATAATGAAGATGCTGAAGTACTAACCCTTTCCCAAATCCAGGAGGATAAAATGGAATCACAAGAGGCGATGAATAAAATTGCTGCTCTTGAAGCAGATAAAAAACAGCTTGAAGAAAAGCTGAGTACTGTTGAGGCTGAAAAGGTGGAATTATCCTCTCAGCTTGAAGCGGTAGTAAATGATAAGAAAGAGATTGAAACAAAGTTCGCTGAAAAAGAAACAGAGCTTAATAAAATTGTTGAAGATAATGAAAAAGCCGAGCTTGTAAGACAAGATAAAGAAGATTCCAATTTTGTTGATTCAGTAATCAAAGAAAAGAAGTTGCGCCCGGTTGATAAAAGTCTTGCTATAGCGACTCTTAAGGCTCATAGAGGAAGTGCTGTTGAATTAACTCTCGTAGACCCAGAAGGGAAAGATATTAAGAAAAGTTCTCTTGAGGCATACAAAGAAAGTTTACTGTCTAATGATGAAATATTGGAAGACAGAGAAGTTTTTTCAAAAGGAACTGATAAAGCGGACGTTAGCGAATCAAAGCTTATAAAACTGACTAATGAATATTCAGAAAAACACAACGTGCCTTACAATATTGCCTCAACAAAAGTATTGCAAGAACATCCAGAACTTAACAAGGAGTAAAAAAATGACTGCTGGATTTGTACCTGCACCCGAAAAGGTGTCCAAAGTTGCGGCTGCAGATTTGTCTGCGAAACAGTATTATGCCGTTAAATTAAATTCAAGCGGTAAAGTTGCTGCTTGTACATCAACTGTTGACGTTCCTTTCGGAATTTTACAGAATGCCCCGGTTACCGATGAAGCGGCTAGTATAGCTCCATTGAATGGCGGTGGCTCGTCTTATATATATCTCTCAGGAACTATTGCAAGTGCTGCACTGGTTACGATTGACGCAAACGGCGCAGCCTCAGCTGATGCCGCTGCAAATTACAATATTGGACAAATAGAAGCAGGGGGAGCCGTTGGCGAACTTGGCGTTATTCGTCTAGGCAACATAACCGTGAAAGCATAAAGGGAGGATTGAAAAATGGCTACAGTAGAATCAAGTTTAATTAGAGGTCATCTTCAGAATCTATCTTTGAAGTACCAAAATCAACAGTTCATATGGAACGAGATTGCACCCGCAATCGATCTTCCTACAAGGAACTCTAAAATTACTATTTATAATCGTGGGGATCAGTTTCGTGATGAGGCTGTTTTACGCGCTAGAGGTGACGTTACCCCATGGGCTACTCAGGAAACATCTACTGTTAATGTAGATACCTACCAGTATTCTCACAAAGGTACTGTTACAAAAGAAGATTTATCAGACCTTGGAAACGGTGTTCTTTCGCCTCCTATTGATATGAAACAGGATGTTATTGAAAAGAATATGGATAAAATCAATCTGAAAATTGAGCGTCTTGTCGGTGCTGCTGTTACGGCCGCTACATGGGAAGATGGTACTGCTGGCGGTTCTGATGCTGACGCAAAATGGGTATCTACATCTGGGAACACATTTTTAACAGATGTTGACGCTGGCATGGAAGCTTTGAGAAAAGCCGGTATTGATTTAAGTAGCACTCGGTTAATGATGGATTTCTTAACCTGGCAGGGTGTTCGTAAAAATAGTGATATCGCTTCCAGGACTCAATACACAAGAGATAAATACCCTAACCTAGATGATATGGCTAAATATTTAGGGCTTGATAAAATAGTTGTGGGTGGGGGAATTTATTCTACTGCTGAAAAACTGGCTGATGGTTCCGATTTTACCGCTGCTAATATATGGGGTGGAAGCAATGACAAAGGATTCGCAATGCTTTATCATTATCCGAAACGCATAACCAGGAAAACTATGGCGGCCGCTGTTACCCCTTTTCATATGATGGACAATGGACAACGTTTAGCGAATTATGAATGGTACGAAAAAGGCGCACACTCATGGTTCTATGAAACCCAAGCAGAAGTCGGAGTGAAACAGGTTTGTTCTGATGCTGCTTATGCTTGGAAAGACACTCATACTACCTGATGCTACATGGCTTATTGTACATCAGAAGATATTACCATCTCGATAAGCACTACTCAGGTAGCGCAATTAACGGATGATACGGGCGGCATTACTATTAATGCCGCCGCTGTTACTGATGCAATATCAAAAGCCGATAAATACATAAATCTCAAATGTCGGGGAACGCATACAGTTCCCTGGACAACAACACCTGAACCTATAGGTTGGATCAGCGTTGATTTATCAATTCGTAATTTATATGAAAGGCGTCCCGACACAGAGGCTACCGATAGTTTGAAAGGCCGTTGGAAAAGGGCTGAAACGCTTTTAACTGACATTGCAAACGGAAAAACATTAATTGACGATGAAACCTCTCATATTAATAGTGGTGGGCAATGGGCTACAAACACAGTAACTTCAGATAAGGTATATACGGACGCTTATTTGGACACTTTCTAATGGACATCTTATCCGCTGAACAGGATTTAGAGACAAAATTAGAAACTGATATTTCTAACATAAATATAGAATCTTATCCAGATGATCCGGCTGTTTATAACTGTATGGGGCCAAATGGAGCTATATTAATACGTTATAGCGGATCCGTTTATGATGAAATGGAGTTGCAAGCTATACGGGGTAAAGTTATTAGTCAGGTAAGAACGGTTGAATGGATAATTACCATTCTTTATAGAAATTTAAAAGCTCATACGAATCTCACGTCCGGTATATATACATATCTTGAAGCCGTTAGAGAAAGTTTAACAGGGTATACTATAAATAGCTTATCTGAAGCTGGTGTAATGTATCCGGCTCGTGACGGTTTTGTAAGTCGTGATCCATCTAAAAGATTATGGGAATATGAAATAATATTTAGACACACTATACCAGAAACAAAAGATTGGCAATAAGGAGAAAATAATGAAAAGTTTGACTTTATTAGTTTTATTCGTCTCAGTAATAATATTTGCTGAAAAAAAACCTATATATGACCAGATATTAAATAGCTACGGGTTTACAGGGTTGCGAGTGAGAGACGATTCATTGAATGTAGATACTACAGGTGCTAGTGCTTGGAAATCGGTTTTAAACGATACTACTAATTCAATTGACGTTGATACATACAAGTCTATATCGTTTAGCTACACGTTGGCGTTAGCGCAAAGTGATTCATCAAGTTTTAAAATAGATGTTGGTTGTTATATAGGAGGTCTCTCAGCTTGGTTATGGGGAGCTGATTACACGGAGAATCAATACTATGGAGCCGATTCAATGATATCAAGCTATACTTTAGATACAAACACCACGGGGCATGGTAGTAAAGAATTGCAAATAAAACAATGTGATAAAATTAAATTTGTATTTTCAGCTCCTGCCGAAATGAGTAATAGTGATACGGTAGTCGTGGGCGTTAGGTATCTAAGGGGCAGAGATTAAATATATGTTAATCGCTAATATTCAAAGGGGAAATTGTTTATATGCCTGAAAATAGTATAGACATAAAAAGCTTAGGGGTCGGAGGACTTGTCGTGTTTCTTTGTTTTAAAGCAATGCTTGATTTTTTAAAACCCTTATGGGATAAATTACAGAGTAATAAAAAAACAAAATCAAAGAGCGATGATAATATATTGTCTAAATTCATTGATTATATTAAAGAGAGTTTGTCTGTTACTATTGGTCGGAATATTGATGCAACAAAAGAGATGCATAAAGACCTTGCTATTGTACAGGCTAAAACAATAGATACACATAATAAAGTATCGGTAATAAATGATAAATACACGGCTATAGTAAAAGATGTCGATGACTCTATTAAAGAGGCAACTAAACATTATGATGAGAACGCAAAAGAGTCTATGAGGGAAGTTGTAAGAATGTTTTCTAACATAAACAATAAATTAATAACTCTTAAATGCGTTGGCAAGGATAATTAGAAATAATCATATTATTTAAATAAAGGGTAAAATATGGCTGACTCACTAGATAAGCAAGAGTTTAAATCGAACTTAATAACATCATTCAAATTTGTAAAATCAAACGGGCAACAAATAGCGGATACAATCACATCGCTTAAAGCTACTGTTATAAACGATAGGTCTGCGATTCAAGACAGTTTGCTTTTAACAGCGGAAGAAAAAACAGAGTGGAGAGCTGAATATAATTCTAAATTATCGTCAATAAAAACCTCTATTGAGACGGCTTTGAATGCTTAAATAATGGCTGCTGCTGATTATACACCTACGGCTTATTCAGGAGCTCAATACTTTATTGAGTTTAATCTGCCTACGACCGAAGCTGGGGAGACTGATACGCTTGTACCTCTGGTTATAAGCGGTAATGGTATAGACGCTACTGGCCAAGCTGGCTTATCTGCTACAAATTTCGTATTTACAAACGCTGCTGGAGCTTTATTACCTTCTTATCTCGTGAGTTTTACAGATGGCGGAGATATGCAGGTTTGGGTTAGGTATGCTAATGTATCTACAGTATCAGATCAATATGTGTATCTACAATATGGAAGCGGAATAACTAGAAGCAATGATTCTGCAACATTCACAGGAACTGGTTTTGACGGGTTTTGGCCAATGGATGACACTAGCGGGCCTACGGTTGTAGATGCTGCTGGCATAAGAAACGGAACAGCGGTAAACACCCCTACCTTTGCACAAACTGGAAAAATAAACAACGGTATTAGTTTTGCGGACGCTTCAGATGAGCGTGTTAACGCTTCAAATCCAGCTGGAATAAGTTTTCATTTCTCTGGATGGTTTAGCGTTGTTGGAACCGGAAATATAGATTCAATGATTGGATGGGAATCTGATAACGGTAATTTATGTGCAGTGTTATTTAGAGGTGATTTTTCTAATAAATTTCAGGTTACATGGGATGATCCGGCTTTAAGTGCTACTGATTTTCAAACGTCATTTACTAACTCAAGTTTTAATTCCATTCCTAATGACGGTTTAATGCATCATATTACCGTTGATTATGTTAATGGAGGTACTCCGTTAGTTCGAATAGATGGTGTAAATTACGCTGCTCCAAGAGACAGTCAAGTGCCTTCTTCACAAATTACTAGAAGCGGTTTAGAGATTGCGGCAATAAAAACCTCTGATTTAAATTTTAATGGTATATTGGATAATTTCCGTGTGATGGTGGACGATTCTAAAAGTGTAGCTTGGAATAATAGAGAGTATGCTAATGAAAATGGTTTTGCCACAGACGCAGTATTTACAGTTAGTGATACAACGGAAATTGTGGGAGGAGTTCTCATGTCTGCTGGAATGACAGGTCTACAAGGAAGATACTTTAACTCTGATATGAATGGTGGTATAAACGCATGAAATTACAATTACCAAAAGCTGAAACAAGTGTTATACTTATTGTAAAAATTCAAGACAGCTCTGCTACAGATGGTTCAGGGCTCGGAAGTCTTGATCAAACATCTAGTATAACCGGAGGATATGTAAAAAGAAATGGCACTGGCGTTGCTTTAGCGGTTGATGAAAACGTGACTACAGAGGGTACTTATCAAGCACCTTCAACTGTCGCTCATGTAAGAATCGGAACGCCTGCAAATATGCCAACCGGATATTATGAGCTTCATTTTCATAATGATTTGTTTACTACTGCCGATTATGTTGTAATAGGATTAGGTGGAGCGTCTAATATGGCTCCTTTAGATATAGAGGTTCAATTAACTGACTTTGACCTTAATACAAATGGCGTTAATTTAACTCAGATAGATGGGCAAACAACTGTTGGCAATAATGCTACACTTAATCTAAAACAGTTAAATTTACAGAACAGTGCGGGTGCCTCGCTTATTGCGTATGGAAGCGGTGGGCCAGCAATGGACATACAGGCTCTTAGTGGTGATTTTGACGGTCTTTCGATTTATGGAAAAGGTGGCGGTCATGCTATTTATGGCGAAGCGGAAAGCGGAAACGGTATGTATTTGTATTCAGCTACTGGGGATTCTTTTGTAGTAGAAACAGAGGGTACTAATAAAAATGGATTTAAATGTATAGGAACAGGGACAGGCAGTGATATAGACGCAAAGGAATTCGCTGCTATATGGGACGAAGTTTTAACGGGTGCTACTCACAATGTAACTAATTCGGCTGGTAAAAGATTAAGAGGACTAACCGATGTGATTATTGTTGATGGAACGTCACCTAATACAGCAAGTGTGAATAATTCTATTAGAATAGAACTAGATTCAAATGCTAGTGCCGTTGATGGAACCTATGATCCGGCTATAATATTTATAGCCAATGGTACAGGCATGGGGCAATCTAGGCAAATATGGGAATATGACGGGGATACGAAATTGGCTTATGTAAATAGAGATTGGAAAACTGTTCCTGATAACACGACAGAATATGTTATAATAGCAAACTCAGGTGATACACATGTGAATGAAGGCTTAGCAACTGGAGGCGGTGCCGACACAATTACATTAAATGCTTTAGCGAGTGATGAAGATGATTTTTACAATGGCCAAACGGTTTTTATTGCCGCTGGTGTTGGTGCCGACCAAGGGTTAAGAATTACGGATTATGACGGCGGCACTCACGTTGCAACGGTTTCTCGAAATTGGATTACACAACCGACTACAGGCTCCGTGTACGCTATGCTGCCTAATACTAATATACTTTATGACGATGTGATGAGAGGAACAGATAGTGCTGCGACTTTAACACAGTTAAGAACAGCTTTAGGCACCTCATCAAGTGATGTTATTGAGGAATTAACGGCAGGATCTCCTGATGCTGAACCATCAATAGGTAACGCTATCATGCTGCTTTACATGGCTCTTAGAAATGCTTTAGTAACAGATAGTGATGCAGGGGAACAAAGGATTGCTAATGACGCAGGAACTGTTATTACAGAGGCTTCGGTTACTGATAGTGGAACCGTGTTTACAAAAGGAAAATATGAGGCAGTTGATTAAACATGGCTATTGATACCGAAAATAAGAGACGCAGTACACAGTCTATTCCTGGGTTTCCCTTCTCATGGCCTGAAGCTACAGGAACAATTGTAGAAGGTGATCGGGCGCACACTTGCGGTGTTTATTCTGGTTTTGATTATAAAGGCACGTATGTAACGCCAATTTTAACTAGAATAGTTGATAAAATAACGGTTTTGATTAACGCTTATATGCTTCAATCTAACGGATTTTCGCAGGATTACGGAAGCGTCAACGAGTATATTCATGGTGATAGAACCTATCCCGCCGTGTTTTATTCTTATCCTAATAGTGATGATTTAGGAGATGAAAGAGACATGGAAAACCGCTATAGTGAAGAGACGCCATTTACAATTGAAGTAATCTCTTCTACTGAGGCCGATTTAGAAGTAGTATCCGATAGGGTTATATCAGATTTTAAAAAACTATTCGCTGAATTCCAAAAAACTTTAAAAGTCGAGGGTTTAGTTGATTATAGATATATGGGAACGGAAAAAGAAAAAAGGGAAGTGAAAGCTTATCCTTTATCAACGAAAATGACATATCTACTAAAATACCGTAGGATTATGAATGATGTGTATACTGTTGATTCAAGCTCTACGGCTGAAACGTTTACAGGAAGCGCATGGTCTTCTGAGACTCCAATTTGGAATACTATAATATCAAATATAAAGACTTATACAGGTCAAATGACTACTGCAAATGGCTATCAATATAATTATGGTTCGATAGACGAATATATACATGATGATAGAACCTATCCGGCAATATTTCTTGAATACCCTGAAGAAATCGCGTTGCCAGAGGAAGAAAACGAGATATTTAAATACACTTGTGCTCAAGATTTAACAATTAAAATAATAAGCGTCACAGAGTCAGACCTTGATAAGCTTATGTATATTTATAGAAGCGATTTTAATAAAATGTTTAACGACAAAAGAGAATTGCTTGAAAATGTTGGAATGGAAGAGTCTGAATGGATGGGCAGTGTTAAAGCCTTTCGCCCTGTAAAAGCTTATCCAACAGAAATAGAATTAAAATATAAAATTCATTTTAACACACAAAAGAAAAACCCTTATTTAACATAGGAGATGTAATGGCTGAAGTACCTTATACAATTAGACAAACTCAAGTTTTGGGGCAAGTAGAAACCATATCTGGCACCGCTGAGACATTGACTTCGGTTGATGGTGGCGTGAGAGTGTTTACTTCTCCAGAAGTTTCTTTAGATTTTCCCTTGGAAGATCTACCATATGCACGAAACACTATGACTGCTTTAGGGAAATTAGTTACAACCAAAGCGATGGGCATAGCGTTCCGCTCGCCAGTAAACACGCCTGATACTATAACATCTGAAGATTTAGAACAAGATGCTTATTTACAAGCCTGCGGACACTCTATAGAGGATTTGTATGGTATCGGTATAGGGGCTATAGGTAGCGGGCCTTTTACAAGAGGTGAAACTGTTACAGATGAAAGTGCTGCAACCGGGCGAGTATTAAGATCAACGGCTACAGGTGAATCATGGCTTTATTACGATCCGATATCAGGAACACTATCAACCGGCGAAACGCTAACAGGCTCAAGTTCAGGTGCTACAGCAACATCAAGTAGCGGAGGAACAGCGCATGGTTACATTGGAAAACCAGTTTCAAACGACCAAAAAACTATTACAATGAGGAAAGAGGAGGACGGGTTTCAATGGACTATTGCGGGTGCTATGTCTAATTTTAATTTATCCGCTGAAAACTCAAAACCTGCTTATTTTGATTTTGCTTTTGCTGGCCCGTATGTTAGTCATGGCGCGCAAGCGATGACTACAGGAATTGATTATGAAACAGAAAAACCGCCAAAATTTCAAGGGGCAGGGCTTACTATTAGTTCTGTTGCGTCAACGTCATTGGTTGTAAAATCAGTAGCGTTTGATCAAAATAGTGCTCCGGTTAAGAGGGAAGATGCAAATACCGCTACAACTGGAATAATTTCAATGTATAAAGCAAGCAGAGGTGACGGGCCAAAACTTACAATTAGCCTTGAAATGCCTCCTGCTGCTACTCTTGATATACTCCAAAATCTTATAGCAGAAACAACGGCTGCAATAAAATTTAATGTAGGTACAACAAAAGGAAAGGCGTTTATGTTCTTCGCTGACTATGCACAAGTAGAATCAATTTCATACACTGATACGGATGGCATAAGAACTATAGATGTTGTTTATGTGTGCGTTGGTTCAGCAACAAGTGGCGATGATGAATATGAAATGATTTGGTATTAAACTTAAAAAGAAAGGCTTAAAATGATAAATCCAATAAATTTAGACGATATTGTTACATATATCTGTAAAGAGGATAGGGAAAGTGAAAACCCTACTGTCTGGAATTTTAAACCGCTCACCTTTAAAGAAGAACGGTTTTTAAAGAAGATTACTTTAGAGTGTTTTAATAACGACTCAAAAGATTTATATGTAGATAACGCAAGAAAATATTTAGATGTAGGTATGATTGAACCTAGTAATTTCGGGTTTAAATTTGAAAGAGACAGAAAAGCATCTTCGGTTATTGAGAACGTAAAGCCCTGGAGTGATGCGACATTATCAAGTATACCTGCTGATATTAGAGAAGAGTTAGCCGCTTTTGTTATAAAAGGGTATTCTGATATTAAGGAAGAAGAACTAAAAAATTAATCCTCCTGTCTGGTATATTTTACGGCCATTATCGAGATACTAGACGGGAGACGCTTTGCTTTTATTGTTTGGGAGACAAATGTGAAAAATGTCAAGATACAGGGGTTGTTAAATTGCCTGATAAAGAAGAAGAAGTTGAATTCGTGCCTTATCATAAAAGGGTAAAAGTAAGTGGAATTTTTAACTCATATGTATGGCTTAAGCAATACGGCTCGTTCCCTAATAAAGGAGGATGGACAGAGCAGCCTAAAAAGTTCATTGATATGGTTGAATGGTGTGACCTGGTTAACTCGCAATGGACTAAATACAACCGCGAAAGAGACGAGGCAAACGCTAAACTGTCTAAACAAATGGGGGCTTTGATTGGGTAAAAATGATGTCGAAATAAAAGTTGTTCTAAAAGGTAAAGCTGCTAAACAATACACTAAATCGATGGACGCTATACGCTCAGAGAACCGTAAAGTTGTATCGTCTATGGGCAAAGTTAAAAAATCTTCAATAAGCAGTTTTGATAGTGCCAAACGGTCAGCTATGGGGTTTAAAGCAGTAATTGCCGGTATAGCCGCTTTTGCTGTCGGTAAATTAGCTCAATCATTTATTAAAGCCGGTTCAGAAGTTGAAGATTTGACAACTGAATTCAAAGTTTTACTTGGCACTGTAGAGGCTGCAAAAGAAAGAATGGTTGAATTAGAAAAGTTTGCTCAAACTACCCCTTTTCAGCTTGCTGAAGTAGCGAAAGCCTCAAAAATACTCGAAACATTCACCCAAGGTGCGTTATCTACAGGGGACGCTCTTCGAGTAGTCGGTGATGCCGCAGCGATAACCGCTGAGAAAGACTTCGCAGGGTTAGCAATGTGGGTTGGAAGAGCTTATGACGGCTTACAGAATAATAGGCCAGTCGGTGAAGCTATGATGAGACTACAAGAGCTAGCTTTAGTTTCTGGAAAAGCAAGAGCTAAAATTGAAGCTTTACAAAAAGCGGGTCAAGGGAAAAAAGCCTGGACTGTACTTGAAAATCAGTTAAAAAAAGCAAAAGGCGGAATGAAAGAACTATCCAAAACGGCTACTGGATTAAGTTCAACCATAAAAGATCAAATTTCTGCCTCAATGAGGCAAATGATGGATTCGGGGGTATGGGATGCTTGGAAAGAGGTTTTAAATGGCGTAGTAAGGGCTATGAATAATGCCTTACAAGACGGGACATTCGAAAGATGGGGCAGAAACGTTGCAAATATTACTGATGGAATACTTGACATTGCCCAAGCAATGGGAATAATTGAGAAACAAATAAAAGGTGAGGGATTTTTAAATAATAAATCAGAAATCAAAAATGTAAGAAAATTAATAAACGAATTAGAACTTTTAAAATCTGAACATAAAGCTATTGGCGAAGTAATGAAGGAGCCTTCAACGTCATTTTCAACTGTAAATAAACTGTCAAAACAAAGCCTCCATACATATGAAAATATTGAAAGCGTAACGAAAAGAATAAATTCCGTTACCGGCGAATGGTTTAAAAAACAAGAAGAAGTTGGGTTTAGTACCGGAGAAATATTAGACCAATTAAATGTTGCGGATTCAAAATTGATGGGTATTCGTAAAAAAGGATCCGCAGATATTCTTACGCCTGATACAACAAAAAAGAAGTCAGCAAAGGAAAAAGGATCCGCAGATATTCTTACGCCTGATACAACAAAAAAGAAGTCAGCAAAGGAAAAAGGAACATTAATAGATTTTGCGGAAATACAAGCGAAAAAAGAAGAGGAAAGACAAACAGAACTTGTTGCGCAAATAGAACATGAATCAGCTTTACTTGCTTTAAAAGAGCAGAACCAACAGACTGAAGAGGAATTAGTTCGGTTAAAGTTTGCTAAGCAAGCAGAAGAAGAGGAAATTAGCCTACAAAATACTTTACGGCGCAAAGAGCTTGAAACAGCGACAATAGAAAGTATTGATAAAAAATATCGTGATCAAAAGAAAAAATCTGAAGATAGGGATATGAAGTTAAGGGCAGCCGGTTTTCAAATGTTTTCAAGCCTAATGTTAAACAATATTCAACAGATGGTTAGCGGATACAAGTCTTTAGAAGGCGTAAGCAAAGCCATTTCTGTGACACAAGGGGTTCAGAGTACATATGTCGCAGCAATAGAAGCTTACAAATCTACCGCTGCTATACCCGTTATAGGGCCAGGGCTTGCGCCAATAGCTGCCGCTACGGCGATTGCTGCGGGATTAATGAACGTTTCAAAAATAGTAAGCGCAGCCGATGGCGGCATGTTTAGCGGCCCAGTTAGTGGGTATCCGGCTGTTTTACATGGAAATGAAGCGGTAATACCATTAAAAAACGGAGCCGTTCCAGTGTCTTTTGATGGTGGAATGGGCGGGGGCACTACGGTGATTAATAATTATTATGGTTCAAGTGGTGAAAACCCTTCATTAATGACAGAGCCCGAACGTTTACAGATGTTAAATGAATCAAACAAAGAAATAGGGGCCTTGGGTATATAATGATCTGGGATGGTTCTACAGTTTACACTATGTGGGGGTATCAGCCGATCACGATACCCTCTATACAATGGGTTCAAAAATCAGATGGTAACTGGTCTGGGTATGATAGAACGGCCTCAGAAGATATTTTTGAAGCGGCCATTTTATTTAAAGGTTCAGAATCTCAATTATCAACGCTAGAAACTGAGCTTAGCACGAATAGAGAAAATTTTAATGTCACATGCGGGACTGGGGAGGAAATTTTCGGGGCTGATATAGATTATTCCGGAGCCATTGACTCGACAGTTATAAAATATGGAGTAATTCAAAGTATTGCTAAAGGCGTTTACAGCATGCCGTTAAGGTTGCGAGCTGTAAGTCCTAGCTTGACAGGTTCGGCGTCTATATCATCTCTAAGGTTATCTTCACATCAATTTGAACCTAACTCCGCTTTCGATCTCATGAAATCATTCGCTCTTGATGGAACAACTACATATTTAGATGGTGAAACCGATCCAGGGGTGTTTCATGGTATATTTAAGCAAACAACAGCGGAAATGAAGGCTATAAGAAGATATTTATTAACTACGGCCCGGACAGCTAGTGTTAGCTTCCCGTCGTTTGGCGTTTCCAAGCCTTTCGGCCAAAGGATGGGAACCGGGCCGTTCACAGTTAAGATAACTTCATGGAAGGATTTAGGCCGCAAAAATTTTGCTGATTGGGAATTGGATCTAAAAATGGTTAGGGTTATATGAGTGTTATTTATTGGGCGGTAAGAATAGATTTAACAGACTCAACAACAGCGACAGTACCTTCTATTGGTATGCATTCAGGCTATTTAAATTGGATAACCGGGCGACCTGATTACACGGCGGGAAATACTCCTGCTGATTATACCGGCGAAGCTCCTGGCTCAGCAGAAAACCCCGCAACAGTGACATGGAAAGAAGGCTTGCTTCTTGATGGGTTGAGCCCTATGATTCGGATGGTAAAAAATATGGAAGTTTCAGGAGGCTATGGAGGATTGAGCGGTTTTAAATGTAGAATAGACGACACAGGGAGTGTAAACAATAATCTTGAATCTAATGATTATTTTATTATAAATAGATCTGCTAATGTTTATTGTTTTCTTGACGATGTTTCGTATCAATGTTGGGGCGGTATTGTTTCGGACAAAAAGAAAATAGGCTCTATTTTAGAAATTAAATTTGAGGATATTTTTCAAAATGCACATAAACAATTGCCGCCAAAGGTGTTGACTAGCACGAGTTATGAGAATATAGATAAAAAAAATATAGGTGAGGCAATACCAATAACATTTGGAAACGTGATTAGATCTGAAATAATGAACGTTACGGGGAAAAGCGAACCTATAACCATTGGTAATGTAGACACGGCTAGAGGTGACCGAATAAAAGTTACAGCCTCAACTTTGTTAGATTCTGATAGCAATGGTAATACTAGAATAAATTTAAAAACACCATATCAAAACTTTCCAGCGAATTATTTTAAAAATAGCGGTCAATATTTTTTAAACGTTGTTTCAGGAAGTAGTGAGAGTATAAAAATAACTGACTCGGATGTTTCTGTTTCCGGTGGATCTTCAAATTCTACAACTAAAATAACGTTATCGAAAATGTTTGATGATATTACAGCATACGAATATAATTTAACAGATGGCACGGGAGCAATATACACGGGCCTTCTTGTTTCATCGAATGTCTGGTGGTTTCAAATATATAAAATGGATATATATAATATATTAAGTAATTCTAGCATTAATGAGGTGTCATTTGATGAAAAGTTAGATCCTAATATTACTAAATTTAATAGAGACACTTTGAATTATGATAGAATAACAGAATTATATACAAATTCTGATATAACAACATCTAATGCTATTGGGCACCCAAATGTAACAGTTTTGAATAATAATATACAAATAGATGGTGAATTTAAAAGATATATAAACATAACGCCGTCAAGCGTTAAAATAGCAAGTCAAAGTATGACCGGGGGAACCTCTACTATTAATACATTAAGTGGCGATTATGATAAATTATATGACAAAGATCCTAGTACGTATCTACAATTAACTGCGGTGGGAATGGATTATATTAGGATAGCGTATTTAGTGGAGTTCCCTTCTGATTTGGTTATCGAAGGTTTGGATGAGATTTATTTACTTCCGGATGTTCGCTTTACAGATGTGGCAGTTAATAGGGTTATATTTAATATAGCGAATGCAGACGTTTTTGAGCAAGGGGTTTATAGTGATTCTACGGAAACGCTTTTTCCTATATTTTGGGATGATTTAGAGCTTAATATGTTGCCTGATGGGTATTACAATGAACAAAGGGACTCTCAATTTGGCGTAACATTGTACGCAACTCAATATAAAGATATGTTTAAAGTGAATGAAAACTTAGTTGATAGTTTTAAAAAATCATTAGCCTCAAACAAAATATTTATAACCTTTATTTTTAATAATTTACACCCGCTCACTGATTTGGATTTAAAAATATATCAGTTAGGATTTGTTGCTACGCAAAATCTTAATGTAATACAAGATCCTATTTATATTAAAATGAAAGGTGAAACTGTATAATGGCTGATACTGATAGCGTATATAGGACTATACAACATATACTTGAAACATATGACGGTATTTCATCTACTGATATTGATTACAATAATATGGCAGGTAGTAGGGGGCGCGCGTATTGGAAGGTAGGAAGGCAGGTAGCGGATAGAAAAAAAAGCTCAAAATATTTAGATGAGATATGCCAGCACTCATTTGTGAGCATGTTTCCGACAAGAACGGGTAAAAGAGGCATTAAAGCCTGGAGAGATGATACTACTGTAATTGCTGCACATGATGATAGTAAAATATTGAAGGATAGCAGCGGAAAACCTTTAATCACTAAATTTGAAAAAATACCATTGTCAAAAGTATACAATGACATCGAAATAAACTATGATTGGAACCCTGGGTTACAAGCATTTAACAAAAGCATTACTATAACAAACGCAGATCAATCAGCGTTTCCAACATTATATCAAAGCACTGGTGTTGATAATGAATTATCAATAGGGACTGGTGACGACACATGGGTAAGTGCGCAAGTGTTTATTGAAGCAGACGGTTATGGAATTGTAAACGTGAAATGCGACACTGAACCAACATGGGCTAGTGTAGGGAACTATTTAAGCGTGAACGATGGCGCAGGCGTTATTATATTGTATGCAAAAATCACATCTATCAATGAAGTTACTGGAGACTGGTATATATTATGCGATTTTTATAATACTTATGGTATACCATATAACGGCGTTACATCATCGGGTACATTATATGATCATGGCACTGGCGTTCCTGAATGGACAACATACGTTAGCGGTGTAGAAGGGTATGTTGATGCTAAAATATGGTGGCTATACTGTCGTAGTGCTTATCAAGAAACGCATGTTATAAACAAAATAAAATTTGATTGCAAGTGGTATTATGATAACACTGATTTTGATGAACCTGGAGGCACAAACGACACGCCTTTTTATTTACTTCAAGAGTTAATGGTTTATTGTACTAAACAAAAATATCACGTAGAATATCACCTACCTATAACAGCCGCAAATTTACAACTAGAATTAAATGATCCCATTACATTTAATGATGTTCAATACACTGATAGCACTGATAGGCTTGGTTATATAAATAAAATTAAAATAATACCATCACCAACAAAACCAATGATTATGATAGATTTGATATTAAATCCGTATAGCTTGGAAGGGTATAATTTAATTATTGAAACGGGATCGGCTCCTGATACTATTATAGAAACAGGCTCACAAACAGACACGTATACAGAGGGCGCACAATAAAAAAGGGTTAGATATGGCAAATATTAACGCAGATGTGGTAAGAGTTGAGGCGACAGCGGCAAACATACCTACAACTTTAATAAACGGTCAAGCAGGATTTGATACTACTAATGACCGTTGGTGTTTTAAAACCTCAGCAGGGGTTATGCATTATTGGGCTAAAGTGAGTTCGATAGACTTAACTGATATAGAAATTGACGATAATACAGCGAACGCGTTCAGAGTTAGAGAGAGTAGCGCAAACTATATATTAGTAACAACAACAGATGCTAGCGAGTCTATTTCGTTTGGTAATACTACTACTAACCCAAATTATTATTTTTTAGGAACAGGGGAATTATATTTAAATGATGGTCTACATCCTGCGGGTGTAAATTGGACAAGCAGGACGAATTCAGTAGATAATGCATGGT